AGGTGTTCGCGGGGCGGCGGGTGGGGTTCTCCGATGACTCGATGCTGACCTTGCAGGCGTACCTGAGGGGCCGCACCGTTCACCAGTGCACCGCGTTCGCGTTCGCGGCGATGCCGGAACGGTTCTCCCACCACCGCCGCCAGTACCTGCGGTGGATGCGGGGGTCGTTCATCCGGTCCTGGTGGCGGCTGCGTTACCTGCCTCTCAGCTCAGTCGCGTACTGGCAGCACCTGGCCGGGTGGGTGCTGTCCGCGGTGACCGGGTGGGCGTTCGCTGACACGGTGATCCTCGGGGCGGTGCGGGGGGAACTGGGGTGGGGTGACCTGCTGGTCCCGGTGCTGGCCGGGTACGGGCTGGCGCTGCCTTACCTGACGGTGCGGCGTTCCGATGAGCGGTTCCGGTCCCGGCTCCTCACCTGGTCCCTGGCCCCGCTCGCCGCGGTGTGGGGGCTGACGGTGCTGCGGGTCTTCCGCTGGTGGGGGATCCTCACCTGCCTTGACACCGGGTGGGGTACCCGGCAGGACGGCGCCGAGGTCACCCTGGAGGGCGCGTGAGGCGGCTCGCCGCGATAACGGCCCTCGCCCTGCTCGCCGGGTGCACCGCCGCCCCGGCCGCACCGCGGGCCCCGCAGCCGGGGCACCTTACGGTGGGCGCCGCCGACTCCTCTTACCAGGCGTTCACCGCGTCAACCGGGGTGACGCCCGCGATCATGGAGCATTACGTCCACCCGTTCACGCCGCTCCCCGTCGCGTTCGCCGGGCCCGCCGAGCCCTTGATACAGGTTGAGCCGAGGCATGCGCCGCTCGCGCAGGTGACGGCGGGGAAGTACGACGGGTGGCTGCGGCAGCTCGCCTCGCAGGCGCGGGCGTACGGGAAGCCGCTGATCCTCGGGTGGGCACCGGAGATGAACGGCCCCTGGTACGCGTGGGGGTACACGCACGTGACCCCTGCCGTTTACGTTGCGGCGTGGCGGCACGTCGTCACCGTGTTCCGGCAGGCGGGAGCATCGAACGTGACGTGGCTGTGGACGGTGAACGTCACCGGGCCCGGTATCAGCAGCCCTGCCGGATGGTGGCCGGGGAGCGCCTGGGTCGGGATGGCCGGCCTGGACGGGTACTTCGACACCGCCGCGCAGTCGTACGCCAGCCGGATCGCCCCGACGGCCGCCGCGGTACGGAAGTTCTGGGACGGCCCGGTGATCCTCTCGGAAACCTCGGTAGCCCCCGCGGCGGGGCAGGCGGCGAAGATCCCGGACCTGTTCGCCGGCGCTGCCGCTGATCACCTGGCCGCGCTGGTGTGGTTCAACCTGAAAGGCAATCAGGACTGGCGGCTGACTAGCCCCGCTGCCCTTGCTGCGTTCCGTGCGGCGGTAAAGCAGTACGGGTGAGATCGTGCCCCGGGCATAGGAAAAGCGCCCCCGGTCACCGTGATGGTGACCGGGGGCGCTGAGGCTTCCGCTGATTTCGTGGACCTGCGGCCTGCCCGCCGAGGATTACCCTACATGCCTGGCGGCCCCGGGGATGACGGGCGGCGGGGTGCCTCCCGCTGCTCCCCCGGCTGCCACCCGAACGCGGTGAGGATGGCGTAGAGCCAGTCGCCGGCGAGCAGGAGGAGCAGGCGGAGGCGCCCGGGAGGCCTGAACCCGTTCACGTCCGCTGCGGCCTCGAGGCGGCAAGCGGGGTAGCCACCGTGGGCACCGCGATGATGCCGACGACGAAGTTGAGGCCGGCGATCACCGCGGCGATCTCCCCCGGTGACAGGTGCACGTTGAGGAGCACCAGCGACTGCAGGAGGACCGCGGCGGCTCCGCTGATGACGGTGAAGTTCACCGGCCGGGCGAGGGCGGCCGTGATGATCGTCCCGGCGGCTGTGGCTGCCCCTGAGAGGGTGGCGGCCTCCGCGGGCGTCAGGCGGGCGAACGCCACGATGAGCGCGGCGACCGCCCCGAGCCCGGTGACCGTGTAGGCGGCGGGCTGCGCCTGGACCTGGGCCCAGAGGCGGCGGAGCAGGGCCTGCACGCTAGCCGGCCGGCGGGGCGGGCGGGGTCTCCAGGGCGTCCACCGCGGCGTCTGCGGCCTGGAGGGCGGCGAGCGGGGCCGCCAGCCCGGCAACAGCGGCGTCGAGGGCGCTGGTGTTCACCGCCGGGTTCGCTGCCTGGAGGGCGGTGATCTCCGCCTGGATGTTGACGACGGCGGCCTGAAGGTCGCTGGTGACCGCTGCCATGCTGGCCGCCGCGCTGGTGATCGCCGCGGTTGCCGCGTCGATGTCCTGCTGCTCGATGGACTGCTCGGACATGATGATCTCCTGGGTGGTGGTGATGCGGCGCAGGTGCCGTTCAATGCCGGCTAGCCGCTGGTTGATTTCCTCGAGTACCTGCCAGGAAGGCAGGCACGCTGCGCAAAGCTGGTCCATGACGGCCTACAGGTGGTGGCGGGACAGGAAGGCGCGGGCGGCGTCGAGGATCTCCCCGGCGTCCGCCTCCGCGTTGCGGAGCAGCGCGGCGAGGTCGGAAAGGATGCCCGCGTGCTCCGGCGCGGGTGCCGGGGTGTCGAGCTTGCCGAGGTCCGCCTGGAGCGCGGCGAGGTTGACGCCGTGCCCGTCCCCGCCGTCCAGCTCCCCGGTGATGACCGCCCACGCCTCGGAGGCAACCTGGTGCCATGCGGGGTAGGCGATCGGCTGCACCTGCCCCCAGGTGACCGCGTACAAGAACTGGCTGTCGAAGCCGACCAGCGGGACGCAGTGCCCCCCGATCGGCTGACCCTGGGCGGCGGCGAGATCCCACGGCTGCCCTGCGCTGAAGGCGTCCATCATGCCCTGGGTGACGCTGATGCCCGTGTATACGGCGTCGTACAGCCACAGGGCGGTGGTGAGGGTGCTGACATCGGCGACCTGGACGGGGGCGTAAGCGCTGACCGTGTGCCCGTAGAAGCCGGTCTTGCGGACGTAAGCGAGAAAGTCCGACAGGACCACGCCGCTGTCCTGCCCGCCCGTGTACGTCAGGTAGTAGCTGACGACCTGGTCTGCTGTCGGGAACGTCTCGGCCTCGCCGGGGGCGAACGCAGCCGCCATGAGCAGGTGATTGAGGCCAGCCACGCCGCAGTCACCGTATTCCGAGTTGCCGTCCAAGTCCCAGTCGGTGATCGCCGGGACCGCGAAAGAGGGCGGCGGGGCAGGGAGCGATCCTGCCACGTAGTAAGTGAGGTCACGCAGCCCGGCCGGAAAGACGGCAGGACGGGCACCCAGCTTGCCGGGGACGCGAGCAGGGTCGGTCACAATACCTCCAGTTGGGCACGGAAAAGATCCCGCCGGATGACAGGACCGAGGTGGCTAAGGGGAGGCCGTTGGGGTGTCAGGATGCGCGCGGCAGGTGCCGGCGGGTGTCCCGTTCGCACCCGCACGCCTGGCACGGCATCAGCCGGCCGGGGTAGTGAAGGTGACCGCCGCCCACGGGGAAGCGTGCCCCCCGCCCGGTGCGACCGCCCGCAGGAGAGCCTCGTACAAGGTCCCCGGGGTGAGCGATCCGCCCTGCCAGGTGAGCGGGCCGGCCCCCGGGGGGACGGTGCGCGGGTAGGAGGGAACATCCTGCCCCGCGTGCCGGACGGTGAGCTGGTAGTGGTCAACAGGCTGCGGGCCGGGGAGCGGGGCAAGCCAGGACAGCCGCACCGAGTGCGGGCCCGCGCCTGTGACGGTGAGGCTGCGGGGGGCGGACAGGATCCACCCGCCGAAGTAGTCATCGGCGAGCAGGCTCATGTCGATCACGCTGCCGTTCAACCCCGGGAACGCGCTGGCCCACTGGGTGCCGTCGGCGGTGTACCCGATCGGCTGCCCGCCCGCCTCACATGACTGAGGGCTGCAGACGTGGGGGTGGCCGGTGTAGTGGGCGGTGTGGACCCGGTACTGGCCGCGGCTGATCCCGAGCCTGAGCAGGGCGGCGATCACCCACGGCATCCCGTAACCGGGGTCGCCTTCCATGCTCGCGTACACCACAGGGCGGGAGGAGGGCGCGACGGCGAGCTTGCGGCGCACCCAGTCGGCTGCCTCAGCCGCGTTGACGTTGCCGGGCTCGCAGTCGATGCCGTCCGCGCCGAGCGTGAGGCCGGTGACGGTCAGGGTGAGGACGTGCGCCCCCGGGTGGGCGGCGCGGACCTGCGCCTCGGTAGCCCACTGGCCATCGCAGTAGGCGAGGTACGCCGGGTACCCGGCTGGCAGGTCCGCCGGGGTGACCGAGTCAGGCATGGAGATCGACATCACTGGCCCTTCGGCGGTAGCGAGTCAGGGTGGGTTTCGCCGGCGTGCCGCTCGTACATGTCCGCGGCGATCCGCCGGGCTGCCTCGGCGTGCTCCCTGATCTCAGCGAGCGCGTCATTGTGCGGGTGGTGCACCGCCCACCAGGCGGCGAGCCTGCGGCCGAGGCGGTCGGCCAGCCTCGGGAGGATGCCGAGCTTGTGGGTGACCAGCGCGACTAGGGCAGCGGTGAGCAGGTCTTCGATCCACGCCAGGTTGTTCGACCAGGTACTGAGCCACAGGACCGACCACAGGCCGTGCCAGAACCCGGCCACCGGCAGCTCAGCCCCCCAGCTTCACGCAGGCGCTGACCGTGAGCACGGCAACGCGGACAGCGCAGTCCGGCTCCGGGGACGGGACAGCGGACGGCGACGGGGGCGGGACGGCAGGCGGCGAGGGCGTGAGGCTGCCCGCAGGCGGGGCGGGGCTGCCCGAGGGAGCCGGGCTGCCGCTGCCCTGCACCGCGGGCGGCTGCGAGGCGGGCGTGCTGGTCCCGGGCTGGCGGGCACCGGCAAGGGCAGGCTGGGAGGCGGGCGGCTGAGGGGCCGCGTCAGGCTCAGGCGACGGCACGGCCTGCTGCCCAGTCCCGGACGGTGACGGGGACGCGCCGGCGACCGCGGCGGGAGGCAGCGGGGGGCTGGCGGTGACGCCCTGCTGCCCGATCCCGGTTACCAGGGCCACGGCACCCGCCCCGGTGACAGCGGCAAGAACGGACGAGGCGGCCATGTAAGCTCTCCGGCGCATCAGTGCCCCCCATGGCTGAGCAGCAGGGCGACGAGGCCCGCGATGACCGTCGCGAGCGCCGGGAGAGCCCCCATCCACAGCAGTTCCCGCCAGTGCCAGCGCCGGTCCATCGCGGCCCTGGCCTGTGCGCCGATCAGGTCCGTGACCGCCTTCACCGCGGCTTCCCGTTCCCGCCGCTCGCTCATGAGGTCTTCCTCGAGCGCGCCGAGCCGGTAGTCCAGGGCCCGCCTGTCAGCGGCGTACTCCGGGTGCCCCACGACCCCGCCGAGCATCGACCGGATCTCATCCAGCCGCCTGCCGATCTCACCCGCTGAAGGTTCCTCACCCACCCGGCCCCCTCCCGGCTAGCTGCGGTCCTAGATGCTGATCCAGCACAGCTCGACAGACGGGTACGCGGCGGTGACAGCCGCTGCCGTGGTCGTGGTGTTCACGAAGTAGTTGAACTCCAGGTAGTCACCGGGGATCAGCGGGACCTGGAGGTTGCCGCTGGTGCCGCTGACGGTGCTGCCGTTCGACGCCCAGTCCTCCGATGCGTAAAGCCACAGGCTGCCGTTGAGGAACACGCAGGTGGTGGTGATCTCGGTACTGCCGGACTGGCTGGCGGCGAACCCGGCCATCGTCACGTCGTACCAGCCGGCGCACCCTGCGGGGCACAGCCAGGAATAGGCGGGCTGGCTGCCGGTGGCGGTCGCCGACCAGCCGCCGTAAGGGTCCTCGAGGATGCTGTTGTACTGCAGCTTGTTGAAGACCCCGCCGGTCAGCGCCTGCGCGGTGGTGAGCTGCGCGCGGAACGCGGCCGGCTGCGACAGGTAGGAGAACGGGCTCGTGATCCAGGTGGTGAAGTCAGCCTGGGCAGGCTGCCACCCGGCGGGGACCTGCGGGACCGGGGGGACCGGCTGCGGCATCAGGCGCCTTCCCAGGCGATGACCATGCGCGTCTGGGTGGCGGCCGCGGTGTTGATGCTGAGGCTGCCGCCGCTGGACTGGGCGACGATGAGCTGTATCAGCTGCCCGGCGGTGACCCGGACCCGCTTGACGACGCTGGCGCCGGCGGCGAGGCTGCTGCCGCTGAACGGGACGATGCCGCCCCAGTAGGGTGTCCCGGCGACGCTGACCCCGCAGGAGTAGATCGCCGAGCTGCTGGACGCCGCGTAGTTGACCTGCCCGGCGACCAGGTACCGGCCGCTGACCGGGGCGACGTAGCCGGCGCCGCCGCCGGAGTACGCGCTGTAGTTGTCGAAGTCGACGGCGTTGAGGCTGACCGCTGTCTGCGTGCCGGTCGCGATGCTGCCGGAAGTCAGCCGCCCCCGGAACGCCGGCGGGTAGATCAGGAAGTTCACCGTGTCACGGATGTTGGCGTTCAGCCATGCGCTGGTTATGGGTGTCGGGCAGGTGGCAAGCGGGGGGACGGGAAGCCCCGCGGTGCCCGTCGCGGCGCACACCCAGCGCATGCAGACAACGGGCAGGGTAGTGCTCGTGTTGTCGAGGGTGAGCGTGGACCCGGTTTCCTGCCGGGCGATGACCGCGGTGACCGACGAGGTGATCATGGGGATCAGGTCGACGACGCGGGGGGTGACGACGCCGCTGGCGCCCGTGCTGGCCGTGCGGGCACCGTAGGCGGTCGCGCCGGCGTTGACGGTGCTGCAGCTGAACCCGCAGCTGAACGCTGACGCGCTGCCGCCGCCCCAGTTCACCGGGATCCGCGCGTCGCAGAGGTACCAGCCGGGCAGCTCGCAGTTGTAGACGTTCCCGGCCCGGTTCGCGAACCCGGCCCACGTGTCGGCGAGGACCGTGTCGAGGGTCACCGTGACGTCGTTGGTGGTGGTGACGGTTTCCCCGGTGGTCTGCTGGCCGATGAACAGGGGACGCTGCAGCAGCAGGGCGACGGCGCCGACCGCGTCCGCCCGCAGGCGCGGGACGGTCGGCAGGTCCCCGGGCGCCCAGGTGCGCGGGGCGGGGATGGTGATCTGCGAGACGGGCACCGTGTCACCGCCGTTACGCTGCGATCATGACGGTCACTGACGCGGACGTGCAGGCGTGGCTAGAGCGGCTGACTACGGTGCGAGCGCCTACCAGGAAAGCAAGTTCGACCCGTCAAGCGCTCCCCTGACCGGGTCGTCGCAGACGAGTGCCCGGTACTCGGGGGCGAAGTCGAGCGCGCACTGAATGGTTGCGGAAGGCTTGCCGCCTGTGTCCCCGCCGAACTGCGATGAGCGGCTTGTCTGGGTGATCCGGGCGGTAAGGCTGATCAGCGGGGAGGTCGTCGCGGTGGGAACCCGGATGCTGACGGTCACCATGTCCCCGACTGATGCGCCGCACCAGAACGGCCATGCCGCCGGGTGGGCTGCCGCGTCGACCGTGACGGACTGGACACGGTTCTGCGGTGCCCGGTAAACCGCCTGCACCCAGTTCGCGAGGTCTTGCAGGCTGCTGCCCCCGTTGTACGCGGATGACCAGTCGAGGTCCAGGTAGCCGGTCTGCTGGTACGGTGACCCGCCGTACTGGGTTCCCGCTGCCGCCGCGACCGCCGCCATCGTCGTCGATGACATGACCCCGGACGGCACCGTCACCGACTGGGTATCCAACTGGGTGAGCTGCACGCTGCCGGTGACCCGGGCCGGGTCGTAGTCCGTCGCGAGGCTCCCCGTGGTGAACGGGATCTCGCCGGCGGCGGTGTCATCCCCTAGCGTCCACCGGACAGGCTCGTTCCACGCGTACAGCTTGGAGTGGTACACGACGTCGCCGGTCGGGGCGACGTACGCCATCGCGGGGAGCGTGCTGGCGGCGATGTTGCTGATGACGCTGACGGCGGCGGTACCGCCGACATCCCGCCCGGACGCCACCAGGTCACCCTCGTAGGTGACCGCCTGCTGCCCGAGCCACCTGCGCCCGGCGAGCCCCGCGTACTCCAGGGCCCGTTCCACCCGGTCGCAGGCCGCTTCCCCGGCCAGGCCGGTGAGGGCGGCGCTGGCGCGGCTGATCACACGGGCCTGCGGGCTGATACCGGGGTAGACGCCGGCGAAGCCGATGCACCCGGGCATCACGTTGCCGGTCTCGGTGCTGTCGAACACCCCCGCGTAGCAGATCTCCCTGAAGGCGCCGGGGATCGGGCTGATGAACGAGCCGGATGCGGCCAGGATGCTGCCGCCGTTGACGAGCATCCGCCATGTGGTGGTGGTGACGGCCAGCGAGTAGTGCCAGAGCGGCGCGGCGCGGTAGTCACGGCCGGCGTCAGCGACGGCGTTGTTCCAGGTGCCGGTGGCGCTGGCGGGCCGGTAGGTGACCAGCAGCGCCCCGTCGGTGTTCCGGACGCTGAACTCGAACACGGTGCCCTTGCCGTCACGGGCCGACATGATCACCGGGTCCCACGGGAGCACGACGGCGGCGAACCCGGACCCGGCGCCGCTGATGCTGACCGGGGTGCCGCCCGGGACGTCGCTGACGTTGACGCCGCTGGTGCCGCCGTTGCCGACCACGTAGTAGGTCTGGCCTGCGGTGATGCCCGTCGGGAAAGTGAACCCGACGGCGACGGTGAACTGCACGGCGGAGCCGGCGGGGACGCTGCTGGAGAACGCGAAGGAGCCCGGGGACGCGACGCCGACGTTGAACGACATGCCGGAGAGCAGCCAGTCGGCCTGCACCTGCGCGAAGCACTCGACGGTGACCCCGCCGCTGATCGCCGGGTAGCCGGGGTCATAGGCCTGGAGGCAGTACCCGTAGTTGCTGACGCCGAGCGAGATCCCGCTGAGCTGCTGCTGCCACATGCCGGCGCTGCCGCCTGAGGCGCCGCTCTGGGTGACCTTCGCCGACGACGCCCCGATGAGCGCCCCGCTGTTCGCGCCCCACGTGGCCGTGGCGCCGCCCGGCCCGTACTTCGACGTGACCTGGGTGAGGGGGACGCCGCCGGGCACCAGGTTGCTCGCGCCGGTGGACCCGGCAGGGTCGGTCGCCGGCCACAGGCTGTGCGGGGAGTCGAGCAGGCACTCCTCGGTCGCCATCGAGTTGAGCGCCCCGGTGCCGTACGCCCACACGTCCGCCACCTCCGCCTGTACCTTGCCGCGGTACAGGACGGGGTCCATGGCCCACGGCCACCTGCGGATGAACCCGCTGAACGTCACGTAGTTCGGGGAGGGGTTCGGGGTGCCGCCGGGCAGGCCCGGCCAGGTGACCCGCCGGCGGACCGGGGTGCCGGAGTCGATCCCCGCGAACGATCCCGTTCCGGGGGGGATCAGCGCCCCGTCCGGGTCGTCGGCGACGAGGACGCCCTGCCCGGCCTGCAGCGCCCCGAGCGAGTACGACTTGCCCTGCCGGGCGGACAAGGACAGGGACCGGGCGGACAGGGGAGTCCACGTCATCGTGCCCGGGGGGGTCTGCGCCCCGGAGCCGATCGCTACCTCGGTGACCATGGCCGGCCAGTACGGATTCGGCTGGGCGGGCTGGGGAGCGGAGACGAGGACCCCGGCGATGACCCCGGCGAGGTCCAGGGAACCGGAGGATGACACCGACGCCGAGGAGGAGGACGCGGTGAGCTTCCACGCGGGGGTCAGCTTGACGTCCGCGGTGTGGTCCACCCCGTTGGATGCCGAGGAGGTGGTGAGGGCGGTCCACCCGGCGGGCCCGGTGACCGTGTCGCTGTTGTTGTCGGATGCGAACGCGGTCAGCAGCAGCGCGGTGGCGGACGGCGCCCCGGCGGACAGGGCCAGCGACGTGACGGCGTTGCCGTAGTTACTCCCGGGGGTCATCGCGACCTGGTACCAGGGCAGCAGCCCGGAGAAGTCAACGATGGTGCAGGCAAGCGACAGCACCGGCCCGGTGGCGGCGACCTGGATGTTGGTGACCCCGGTGACGGTGTTCGCGACCCGCGCCGCGGGAGCAGCCCACACGGCTGCCCGGACGGTCCCGCGGGCGTCGCTGTCGGTCAGCGGGGAGCCGACGGGCTCCCACCAGTTATGGGCGTCGTCGGCCACGCACACGGACACCCCGGACCCGGTGACGAACGGCCGCCAGGTGATGAAGGCGAGCAGCCAGTCCCCGGCGGTGTTCGTCACCGGGACCTGGACGGGCCTCGCGCTGGGGTATGGGAAGAAGAAACCGGGGCTGACCGCGTAGGAGCCTGTCCACGTCCCCGTGACGACCGGGACGGACGGGCCCGCTACGGGGAACGGGTACACCCGGCCGCGCCGCAGTTTCAGTCCCCGGGCGGTGCGCCGGGCAGGCTGGGTGAATGACGGCCGCGCCTGCCCCTGGTTCCCCTGCGGCCACGGGGGGTCGGAACGGCGGCGGCGTGACGGCAGGAGCCGCGCCGGGACCCGGAGCGCGCCGGCCTGCCGGGTGATCCTCGGCGGCGGCACCGGGGGCACGGGAGACTGCGGGGGTGCCGCGATGAACTTCCCGCGCCTCAGCCGAAGGCCCCGCCACCGCCGCACTAGCTAACCCCCGTCCGCCGCCTGGCGGCTGTCCCCGCGTACTCGAATCCTTAAAAGCGCAGGTCAGGGGCTATTCATCGACCTCATACGAGGCCGTATAGAGATGCGATGTAGGCAGCGCGTTCCCGATGTTGAAGAACGCTAGCCCGTTACCGGACCCGGAGGTGTACAGCTCCTCGAGCAGTTCCCACGGCAGGTCGACGCCGCTCTGGGTGTTGAACGACACCTCGAACACGTAGTTGGCCTGGGCGGTACCCGCCAGGGTCGGGGTGGTCGACCAGCCGGTGACGTCCGCCCTGACGTTCGTCGCGAACGAGTTGGGGTCAAGCTGGACGAGGGTCTGCACGGTCGCGCCTGCCCCTGCTGCCGAGGAGCGGATCGCGGCGATCGACACCTGCTGGGAGGTGGGGGCGCCGGTGCTGGCGCGGACGCCGAAGGTGAGGCGGCGGAGCCGGAATGCGCTCGCGGCGTTGAGGCGGATGTTGAGGAACAGCCCGCCGACGGTGGCGCTGTTGCTGTTGATGCCGGTACTGAGAGCCGTCGCGGACTCGCAGACCCCGCTGAACCTTGCCAATTGGTCTCCTTAGAAGAACCCGGTGTTCTGGGCGATGACGTAGGGGCTGTTGTCGGCCGCCGCCGCAGCCGCCGCCTTGAACGTCGCCACGGCGGCGGTGTACTGGTAGCCGGCGGCGAACGTCCCGGAGTAGGTGACCGTCCCCGTGGACGACAGCACCTGGTAGCCGGCGAGCAGCCCGATGTGGGTGTTAGCGGAGGTCTCCTGGGTGAAGTTCGTCCACGGGCTCGACGGCCCGGTGATCGTGGTGATGCCGGTCGACAGCTGCCCGCCGACGCAGCCGATAGCGACCTCCGACGCCTGGCTCGTCGTCGCGGTCGCACCGCTGGACCACGAGGTGACCGTGGTATCGGACAGCCCCGAGCTGGTCTTGTCGGTCACCGACGACAAGGCGAGCCCGGACCACTCCATCGTGGTCACGCAGATACTCGGCGAGCCGGTCGCGCTGAACGTGAGCGACAGGGCCGTCTGCCCGCCGGCGCAGTTCGGGTCCGCCCAGATGCTCGTGGTCACGTTGTCGGCGGTCACGTTCCCGGCGGTGATCACCTGGGCGAAGTTCCCGGCCGCGCCCCCCAGGGTGACCGCGGTGACGTTGGGGTTACTGGTGGCGGCCGTGCCGGTAATGCAGATGACCAGGCAGTTCCCCGCCGTCGTCGAGGCGCCCAGCGTCACCGGCAGCGGCGAGGCCGTGCCCGTGGCGCTGACGCTCTGGACAAGGGACGGGGCCATCGGCTACGAGTACGGTCCCGCGACCGCGTTGACGGACGCCATGTACACGTACCCGGCCCCGGGGTTACGCGGGTCGGTGCCCGTGGTCGCCAGCAGCGCCAGGCCGTTCCCGTCCGCCGCCGCGTTCAGCAGCGCCTGCGCGTCCGCCGCCGGCGCCGACAGCGGCGCCCCCTCCAGGTCGGCCGCCGAGTAGGCGGAGATCCAGTCGTGGGCCTTCTGCAGGTTGTGCAGGGCGTTGCGCAGCGCGACGCAGTTGTTCTGGATGGACGACTCAACCTGCGCCAGGGTGAGCTGCCCGAACGGTGCCGCCATTGCTGTCTCCTTACCGGGGGATTGCTAGCTGACCGTGGCCGTGAGCAGCCCGGGCGCTGACCGTCAGGGTGAACGTGCCGGCGGTAACGAGCACCGGCCCGCTGAAGTCCCAGAACGCCCCGAGCTGGTGCGTCGCGGCGCTCGACTGGTACAGCGCCGCCTGGTTGCGGTGAGCGCCGCCGCGCTGCTGTTCAGCGCCCCCAGGCGGCGGTGAGCCCGTTACCGGGGTTGAGCTCCCCGTACCGGAGCACGGCCTCCTGCACCTGGGCTTGCATGTACTGCTGGAAAGCCGGGTCGGTGTACGCGGGTGAGGTGGAACCCTGGATGGTGACCGGCACCGTCGCGTGGACCGTGGTCCCGCCCGCGGGGGCGATCGCGGCGGCGGCGAGGGAGGACCCCGGGCCTGCCACGGCCCCCGTCACGAGCCCCATCACCGCGTACAGCTGCGGCACCGTGGCACGGATGCCGTTGACCAGCCCCTGGACGATGTGGACGCCGAACTGGTGGAACACCGTCGACGGGCTGAAGATCCCCAGGGCGCTGGACACGATGGAGCGGATCGGGGACGGGATCAGCGACTCGATGCTGTTAACCAGGAACGAGCCCATCGACATGATGCCGTTGACCAGCCCCTGGACGATGTTCCGGCCGATGGTGAGCATGGCGCCGGGCAGTGCCTCAAGGAAGTGCAGGATCTGCCCGGGGAGCCGCTCAAAAAACCCGACGACATCCGAAACTAGTTTCGAAACATCTGCTGTTACCTGCTTCCAGTGGGTTGCCAGGAACACGACGAGGCCGCCGACCGGGCCGAGCAGCACCGTCGCGAGGATCGTCGCCAGCAGCTTCCAGTGCGACTCGATGAACGAGACCACGGCGCTGATCCCCGCCTCGATCGGGTGGATCACGTCGTTGTCGAGGAAATGCCACGCGGCCAGCGCCGCCCCCTGGATGTCCTTCCACACCCCGATCCAGAAGTCCCGGAACGCCGCCGAGTGGGTCCACAGGATGGCGAACACGGCGACGAGGGCGGTAATCGCGAGGATGATGACCCCGATCGGGTTGGCGTCCATGGCGACGTCAAGGCCTTCCTGGGCGGCGGTGGCCGCCTCGGTCGCCCCGACCGACTCTTCCTTCGCGACGGTGAGGGCTTCCGTCGCGACGGCCTGCGCCTCAGTTCCCGCCACGCTCGCCTCGGTCACGGCCGTTTGCGCTTCCGTCGCGACCGTGGCCGCCTCACTGGCCGCCCGTGCCCCGGACAGTTTCCCGACGAGCCACTCAAGGCCCTCCCCGGCAACCTTGACGCCCTCCTTCGCGTCCTTCAGCGCCCCGGCCAGCTTGATGCCGAGGGCCCCGGCGAGGATCCCCCCGATGACGACCGCGAACGTGATAGCCGCAGCGCGGTTGCCCGCGATCAGCGACAGGAACGAGGCGAGGGGGACAAGGAGCGCGTTCACCGCGGGCAGCAGGGCCATCCCCAGGCTGATCCCCGCCGCCTGCGCTGAGTCCTTCGCCTTGCTCAGCTGGAAGGAGGTCGTCTTGGTGATCTCGCCCCAGCCCTTGACGTTGTTGCCTGCCTCCACTGAGGCACTGGAGACGGTCTTGATCGCCCCGGCCGTGGTCTTGCTGTTCTCCCCGCTGATCATCAGGGCGACGTTCAGCCCGGTGGCGTCGCCCATGGCTTTCGCCATCGCCTGCCCGTAGTTCTGCATCACCTGCGTACCGGAGACCTGCGCGCCGCCGATCTGGTGAGTGGACCCGAGGAGGGTCGCGAACGAGGCCGCCTGCTTCGCCTGGACGCCGTTCAGTTCCAGGGCGGCCTTGTTGTAGTCCTTCATGCTGATCTGCCCGTTGATGAGCTGCTGGCCGAGGGCCTGCACCGGGGGGGCGAGCCCCTGCAGGGCGGTCTTCATCTGCAGGATCACGGCGCTGGCGCCGGGCGGCATCAGGTTCAGGATCCGCTGGCTGATCTCGTTGATCGTCCCGGACAGGCCGCTGTTCTTCATGTCGGTGGCCAGCTGGGTGGTGTTCATCCCGAGCAAAGCCAGTTCCTTGGACTGGACGCTCGTGGGGTTCTGCATGTGGCGGATCGCGTCGGCGAGGTTCTGGGCGGACTGCTGGGCGCTCATGCCGTGCACGGTCATCGACGCGAGGTCGCCGAGGATGTCATTCAGGGAGACGTGGGCGGCGGACGCAACAGGCAGGATGGCGGGCATCGCCCCGGCGAGCTGCTCAAAGGAGGTCTTGCCGGCGGAGGTCGCGGCGACGAGCTTCGTCGTGATGTCCGCCGCGGCGCTGGCCGGCTGATGGTAGTCGGCCATCGCGGACGACACGGCGTCGGCGACCGTCTCAAGGCTCGCGTTCTCCGCCCGCGCGCCCTGCGCTGCTGCTTTCAGCACCTCAAGCCCTGCGGCGCCGTGCTGCCCGGCGGACTCCACCACGTACATGCCCTGGGCGAGCTGCTCCGTTGACGTGCCGGTCTGGCTGGACAGCTGCAGGAGGCCCTGCTGCACCTGCCCGAGGCCCGCCGCTGACTGCCCGGCTGAGGTGACCAGGCGGGTGGTCTGCGCCTGGAACTTGACCGCCCCGTCGATCGCGAGGGCAGTGCCGACCCCGACGCCGACGAGGGCCATCTTGTACTTGCCGAGCCCGCCCCCGGCTGCCGCGCCGCCCGCCGCGTCAGCCTTCGCAGCCCCGGAGGCAGCAGCGTCCCCGGCCTCCTTCGCCCCTGCTGCAGCAGCCTGGGCGGAGGACGCGAACTGGCCGTTAGCCAGCCGGGCTCTCCCGGCCGCGTCGGTGTAAATCCCGAGCGACCCCGCTGCCTTCTCGGCCGCCCCGGCTACCTCATCGGCTCCGGCCGCTGCCGCGGTGCTGCTGTCCGCGACGCCCTTGACCGCAGCTGAGGCATCAGCGGCGGGGGCGGCGACCGACGCGACCCCGTCCGCTGCCGCTTTCGCGCTGCCGGCGAGTTCCTCCGCTGCCGCGGCCAGTTCCCGGATGCTCGCGACCGCCTCGGTGACATTGGCGGCGAACTCGAGGACAACGTCCTCATTCACCGGCTGCCCCCTCACGGACCACGACGGTGACCGCCTGGGCGGCCCGTGACCGCAGCCGCCCGGTGGCGCGCAGCAGGTCCAAGGTGGGCTTCATGTACGGGCGGGCGGGAAGCGTGACCGACCGGACCGAGTGCCATGACCCGGCCGGGTACTGGAACTTCAGGTAGGAACCCCGCTTGGGGCGGATGACCGCGCCCTTCTCCTGCGCCCGCGCGTACACCGCCCCCATGCGGACCGAGGACACAGCCCGGGTGCCGCTGACTGCCGCGGGGACGATCCGGGCCGAGCGGCGCAGCGTGCCCGACACGAGGGCAGGCGGGGAGCCCGGCTTGGAGGCGGTGACCTCGCCCCGCGCGTGCGATGACTTCCGCAGCGTGACGTTCACCAGTTCCGCGTGGAACTCGGCGGCCATCGCGTTCGCTGCCGCGGCTGCGCCCTTGGAGGCGAGCGTGTCACCGATGCGGTTAAGGAACAGGGGAAGCTCGGTGACCTGCACGGGTCACCGCCTCATTGCCGCTTTGTTTGCCTCAGCCTGCGCCCGGTCGATCGCCTGCTGCACCGGCATCAGCCACAGGTACACGCCGAGCGGGAGGTCATCGAGGCCCGCGCCCGCGGTGGGGGTGATGCCGAACCGGATGATGTGCAGGATGTCGCCGTAGTCCTGCCAGGTCAGGCCCGGCGGGAGCCGTTTGCCCTTACCTTGGACGAGCCACTTGAGGTGGAGGTAGTCGCCTCTTTTGGGCTTGCCTTGATGTCGAGCTTCTCCCTGAACGGCTGCAGCAGCAGGAAGATCTCCCGGTAGTCGTCACCGGGGATGTCCTCGATGGACTCCGCGTTGGACGTCTCGCCGCTGGGCCGGTCGAACGCGGGGACGGGGAGGTTCTCGTATGACCAGGCGCTGATCAGGATCCCGAACAGCGCGCTTATCTTGTCCAGGTTCTGCAGGCCGATGTCCATGCCGGCGACGAGCGCGCGGACGTCGACCTCGCCGTCGTCCCCGATGGCGTCCTCGCTGATGTTCATGCCGAGCCGCTGCCAGTCGCGGTAGTGCCTGGCGGTCAGGCCCTGGATCGGGACGTGCTCAATCCACGCGCCGCTTTCGAGGGTGGTCCGCATTCGTCTCCCGAGTAAATATACGGTAGTTTATGAGGGTGACTCTTTGGAAGCCGATTCCCGGTTATGAAGGGCTTTACCAGGTCTCCGAGAACGGCGAAGTACTGAGCGCTCGCAGAGCGACAACGCGTGGTGGCCTGCTACGTCGATATCCAGACGGGCTCGGATATCTGTATGTCACGCTGACCCGTGAAGGCGCTCAAAAGCGGTTCGCCGTTCACCGGCTTGTGGCGCTTTCTTTCATCGGCCCGTGCCCCGCCGGCCAGGAAGTCAGGCACCTTGACGGCAATTCCGCTAACCCGTCGCTTGCCAATCTCGCCTACGGAACTCACACCGAGAACATGCAGGACATGGTTCGTCACGGCACTAGCTCGACCGGCCGCAAGACGCACTGCCCGGCCGGGCACCCATATGACGAGGCCAACACGCGGATCTACGACGGCCGCCGCTGGTGCCGTCAGTGCGTGCGTGACCGCTCCGGTTACAAGGGCAACCCCTTGCCGGGCGACCGCACGCATTGCCCGCAGGGGCATCCCTACGACGAGGAGAACACCTACCGCGCGAACGGCAAGCGGCAGTGCCGGACGTGCAAGCAAGAGCGCCTGCAGAGCAGGACGGCCGGGCCCTGCTCTGTCGACGGGTGCGGGAAGCCGGAAATGGCCCGGGGCTGGTGCACCATGCACTACGCCCGGTGGCGCAAGCACGGCGACCCGCTCCACGCCACCGTCCGGGAGATACCGGCCTGCTCGGAAGATGAATGCGACAGGGTTTCCATGGCGCGCGGTCTCTGCCTCGTGCACTACAAGCGGAAATGGAAAGCCGGTGAATTGCCGCCGTTAACCGCATCAGTATGAGGCAACCCCGTTAATTAGCGTGCATTTCACGGCGCCGCGGCCCCCGCTCGCCCCGGTCATCGTGATGCCGCCCGAGCTGGCAGCGGTGTGCACCGCCTTGAACGACGGGTCGTACCCGAACAGCTCCCCGCCGTCGGTGATGTCGTCCACGTCGTAAGCGGCGAGCAGGATGTCGACCTGCAGCGACCTGACGTTCGCGCCGCCGAGCCCGTTGCTGGTGAGGAACTGCAACTGGGGCTGCGAGTTCCCCAGCATCGCGATCAGCGACGAGTCGTCAGTCGCCGGCATGATGGTGATCTTGCCGGTGTTCGACTGCTTCCCCCGGGCGATCACGTACGGCTGCTGGGAGCCCTGCTCGGTGTTCAGCGGCTTGACGGCCCGCATCATCGTGACCTGGTGCTCGCCGATGTACTTGACCTGGGTGCCGCCGGACGCGGGCCCGGCGATGCCGGCCGCTGTCCGCCACGACGGGACGGCCAGCTCCGAGGAGACGTTCGCGAAGCCGACCGCCGACCCCGCGGTTGCCCTGCTGGCGCACGTGGCCTTGAAGGTGAAGTCGAGGAGCTTCTCGCTGTTTCCCGTGATGACCAGTTCGCTGAAGCACACGTAGGCGTACTGGTTCGCCCCGTTGTTCGCCAGGCCCTGCCGGTCGGTGATGCAGTACGTGGGCGGCTGCCCCGGCCCCGCCCCCGCAGCAGCCCCCACGGAGCCGTTGAGGACCGCGAACACGTGCGTGTACGGGGCAGTGGTGTTGGTGAACGGGGTGGCGGTCAGGTGGGCGAACCGGGTCGGGGTGGTCGCGTCGAGCACCACGTTCGTGCTCGTGGACCCGGCGCCGATCTTGACCACCTCGTTCGCCGCCGGGCTGCCGCCGTCCTCGATCCAGATCCACATGCCCGCGGTGAACGACGCGCCCCCGGAGGCGACGGTGAGCGAGGTGGCGCCGACGGCAACCGGGGCGCTCGTCGTGCCCGCCGGGGAAGCAGCCGTGCCGCTGACGGTGTAGTCGCCGAAGATGCCGTAGAGCGGGTAGCCGATCGTGTCGCTGAAGACATGCCCGCCCCCGTCGAGGGAGGCGATCAGGGGCCCCTGGTAGACACCGTAGATGTCACCCATGCTGCCCTGCCAGGACTCATCGTCGATCCATATGGGCTTGTCGCTCGGCTTGAACGAGGTGAGCGCCCAGGGGACGCCGACCGAGGACGGGATCGTCCCGGGCACGGCTTCCTTGACGATGTAGATTTCCCGGGCGGCTACCGGCGAGAAAGTCGTGGGGGGTGCCATGGGTCACATCCCTTCTGCGGTGGAGGGCTCAGCGGCCTCTTCCGGTGCCGGCTGCTCGTCGCCTGCTGCGGCCTCCGGCGGCTCCGGGGCAATCTCCGGCAGCTCGCCGGGCGGGACGCCATCGCCGGCGCCGCGCGGCCCGTCCGGGGCGGCCACGGGGGCGTCTAGCGGCTCCCACGGCCCCCACTCCGGCTCCGTGTCGTACTCGCGGACGTCGCCCGGGTGAACCAGCTCGTTCTCCGGGTCCGGGACCGGCGCGTAGCCGGCGAACCTGTACCTGGGCATTCAGCCCTCCGTCATCGTGAGCACGTCGAAAATGAGCCGGGCCCCCCCGGCGGAGCGGCCCTTAACCGGGTCGATGAGGACCATCGGCTCGGTCTCGTCGGTGATGCCGTTACGTCCCTCGCCCGCCTGGATGATCAGCCGGCCCCCGGGAAGCGAGGCGTACGCTCCCCCGGTGGTGCCGAGGGTGCGGTCCGCGGCGATCAGCACGCGGCACTGCTCAAGCAGGTCATCAAGGCCTGCCCCGGCTGTTTCCAGGTGCTCGGTTTCCGCGAGAACCTGCAGCAGGCAGGTGACCCGGTAGGTGACCGCCCGCCACCCGGAGGTGCCCCCGCCGTAGGAGTCCCGGATACTGGTCCGGGCCAGGGCGGTGGTCGACATGACCGCGCCCCAGTTCTGGCCGGACGGCATCCCCGCCGTGTAATCGCTGTCGGGGAAGCCCCGCACCGTGTACGGGTAAGCGGTCCCCAGCCCGTAGGCGGTGAGGGGGCCGCCCTGGAACTTGACCTCGCCGTCCGTCACGAGGGTGCCGCCGAAGTACTCGGCGACGGCCAGGCGGACCTGCTGCCGCTCCCCCGCCATCAGAAGTCCAGCCGCACGTCAGGATCGAACGTTGCCCAGTCAGGCGTCGCATCGCCGCCACCCGCGAAGACACGGGCACCGTGCCGGGAGATCCCGAGCGGGTTGCGCGGCTTGCCGCCGAACCGCTCGTTCGCCTCGCGGGTCCGCTGAATCTGGAAGTCAACCGGGAGCCCGGTCCGCTGGGACAGGTAGGTCCCGATCGCCAGGCACAGCAGTTCCCAGCGCTCCCGCGTCGGGCACGCCTTCGCGAACCCGGCGTCGTCCAGCATCAGCCGGACATCCACGTCGCGGTACCCGTTGCCGTCGTTGCCGACGCCGGCCGAGCCGACCAGGTAAGGGTGAGTGCCGAATGCCGCGCCGATCGCAATGCACGCCTGGTCGAGCTGGTACAGCTCCGTGGTGGTGAGGAGATCGGTCCGTTTCTTCGTGGTCACGGCTCCCGCTCCCCCGCCATCAGGCGCGCATCCAGCCGGGAACGAACGCCTCAGCGATGCCGTGCGTCCCGTCCTGCGGTACCAGCGGGCAGCAGGCAGGGCACGGCATCCCGATCCCGCCGTGTTCCGCGTGGCCTTCGACTGCCCCGTGAAGCCCTTCCCACGGGTACTGCGGGTGGTCTTCGCAGACGTGGCCGTCGTCAAGGCAGTGCGGGCAGCGCGGCGCGGGCATCAGGCCGGCACCCACCGTCCGCCGCGGATGAACCCGTGGTCCCCGCAGGCGCAGAGCAGCGACGGCGAGAGCGTCAACGGCTCCCACGACTCGACCGTCCAGAACGGGCCGGTGAAGTGCTCGCGGGCTACCGGGACGTCGAACGTGATAGCGCCGCTGCACTCACTGCCGTCGGGCAGCTTGTGGGTCACGATGCCACTGGTCTTAGCCGGGAACTGATCGGCGAGGTGACGCAGGCCGGGGTTCAGGTCAAGGTCGGGGTCCCACACCGCGACCTGGATGACGTGATCGCAGCCGAGGTCAAGGACATCGCTCACGGCTACGGCCCCCGGACAATCTGCTTGTACGCGCGGAGCATCCTGCTCGCGTCGTTGACGAGCCCGCCTGCCTGCCCGCCCCGCTGGCTGCCCGAGGTGGTCCGCGCGGCCGGCCCGAACCCTGCGACCGGGTCCTCGTCCGACACGTCCTCCCGCATCAGCAGGGCAACCCCGTAGGCGATGACGGCCTGGAGGGCGTCACGGGGCATCCCGGTGATCCCGGTTCCCTCCGCGTGCTCTTTCAGGACCGGGGACGCCAGCGGGACCGCGGTTGCCGTGGGCGGGACGGTGGGCAGGACGGGGGCGTAGGACGGGGAGACGGTGAGCACCTCGGACGAGCCGGGGTCGTAGCAGCGGAGCAGGTCACCGGGGAGGATGCCCACGGGGTCGGTGACGGTGACTGACGTGTCAGCGGGCGACGCCAGCGCGGCGAGGACGGGCACCGGGAACCCGGCAAGGTACGACCAGTCGACCAGCAGTTCCCGTCGCCCCCACCCGAGCAGCCGCCCGCCCTGGGGGCACCACCGGATGGTGCGCCCGTCGTAAACCGTCATCGACGGGTCCGGCAGCGCGAGGGCAGCGAGGTTGGCCGGGTCGTACCCGTACGACAGCGACAGCACCGCCCGGAGCGGGATGTCACGGGGCTGCAGGGTGACCCGCCCGTCCGGGAGCACCCGGCACCTTCGCTGCTCCCCCGAGACCACGTGGGCGTCAAGGCGCATGTCGCCGAGTTCCGCCGCGCACCACTGCGAAGCAGCGAGCAGGACGTCGGCGAGAGCGTCGTCCTGGACGTTCGCGATGCCGCCCTGGATCAGGTCGTCAAGGTCAAGCCAGTGCGGGTACCCGCGGAAAGCTGTCGTCGTCATCCACGCACGGGAAGCCACCGGGGAAGGCGGGGGGACGAGGAA